TCGGCACAAACCCCGATAACCCGGAAGACGCAACAGTACTACCCGAAACCCCAGAACAGAAGGCTAAGCAGTTGCCCGACCCTTCTGGATACCGCATTTTGTGTGGAATACCTGAGATCGATAACAAATACGATAGCGGGATTCTAAAGGCGGACATTACCCAGCATCATGAAGAGCTGCTCACAACGGTTCTTTTTGTAATGAAAATGGGTCCTGACTGCTATAAAGACCAATCAAGATTTCCAACTGGCCCCTGGTGTAAAGAAGGGGACTTTATCTTGGTTCGTCCGCACGCTGGTACGCGGGTAAAAATCCACGGACGTGAGTTTCGCATCATTAACGACGACAGTGTTGAGGGGGTAGTTGAGGATCCCCGAGGCATCAGCCGCGCATAAAGGAGCCCAAAATGGCACAGGAAAAAGAGAAAGTTGACTTTGAATTTGAGGTGGAAGAGAGGGAAGCTACGGGTAAACCCTTAGTAGACCTGGAGATTGTTGATGACACCCCAGATGAAGATAAAGATCCGGCTACCGGCAAAATGCGGGAGCCAATGCCGGAAGAGCTTGTCAAAGAGCTTGAAGCCGACGAACTTGAGGAATACTCCGAAAAGGTAAAGCTTCGTCTAAAGCAGATGAAGAAGGTCTGGCACGACGAGCGTCGGGAAAAAGAAAGGGCCATGCGTGAGCAGCAAGAGGCTGTTAATGTTGCCCAACGCATTGTCGAAGAGAATAGAAAGCTTAAGGCGCAGCTGGAGTCTGGTACTAAGTCATTTATTGATACCGCCAAGAACGCAGCTAACCTTGAGCTTGAGATGGCTAAACGGGCTTATAAGGAAGCTTATGAGTCCGGAGATTCTGAGCGTATTGTTTCCGCTCAAGAAGATTTGAGTAAAGCCAGTTATAAACTCCAAAAGATTGACGATTATCGTCCCTCTTTACAACAGAAAGAAATTGAGGTACAAAGCGAAGTAAGTGGACAGTCTCAAGTGCCTCGTCCAGACCAAAAGACCCTTGCGTGGCAAGAGCGCAATCAGTGGTTTGGTACCGACGAGGAAATGACAAGTCTTGCACTTGGATTGCATCAGAAGTTAGAGAAACAGTACGGTAAGCACTATATCGGTACTGACGAATACTGGCAAAACGTGGATAAGACCATGCGGCGCCGTTTCCCGGATTACTTCGGGGAAGAAGAAACGACTAACGGGGGCGGCAAGCCCGTTACGCGCAACGAGACTAAGCCAGCCACGGTAGTAGCTCCGGCTTCTCGAAGCACAAGCTCCAAGAAGGTTGTGCTGAAGCAATCGCAATTAAGTATTGCGAAGAAACTTGGACTAACCCCCGAGCAATATGCACGGGAATATGCGAAGACTCTGGAGAACTAAAATGGCTGAAAATAGACTTGCACGCGAATTGGAAACCCGTACGACTTCTGAGCGCCCTAAGGTTTGGCAACCAGCTTCAACGCTGCCCGAGCCAACAAAGGAGCCAGGATATGCGTACCGTTGGATTAGGGTTGCAACTTTAGGTCTGGCGGACCCCCGCAATATTTCCGGAAAGCTTCGGGAAGGTTGGGAGGCAGTTCGGATTGAAGAGCAGCCCCAGTTCAAGATGATGATTGACCCCAATAGTCGTTTTAAAGACAACATTGAGGTTGCAGGTTTGTTGCTTTGCAAGATTCCTACTGAGTTTATGGAGCAGCGCAAAAAGTACTTTGCTAAGCAAAATAAAGATCAGATTGAGTCTGTTGACAACAATTTTATGCGAGAGAACGATCCGCGGATGCCGCTTTTTACAGAGCGAAAATCAACGGCTTCGTTTGGTAAAGGTAAATAACTTTTTAACGAGGTTCTAAAATGGCATATCCTACCGTTTCAGCCCCTTACGGGCTTCTACCGATTAACTTGATCGGCGGACAGGTTTTTGCTGGCGCGACTCGTCAGATTCCCATTGCTTCTGCTTCAGCAACCGCTATTTTCTATGGCGACGTTGTTAAGCTAAACAGCGGTGGTACCCTTGACAAGGACACCGGCACAGACGCTGCTACCCCCGTTGGTGTATTCCTAGGCTGTTCTTACGTTGACTCAACTTATGGCCTGACTTTCCGTCAGTATTATCCTGGTGGCCTGACCAACTCCACGATTGTGGCTTATGTTCAGGATGACCCGGATCAGCTGTACAAGGTCGCTGTTGTGTCTTCGGGCACCACCATTGGTTATGTTAACCGCACTGCTGTTGGTGAGAACGCTGTCCTGGTTCAAAACTCCGGTTCTACATATACCGGTAACTCAGCTGTCGCTGTTGACAACACCACTGCTACGACTTCGACTTTCCCGATTCGTGTCATTGACGTTGTTCCTGAAACTGCTTTTGCTGGATATCCCGGTTCTTACACGGAAGTTATCGTGAAGTGGAACCAGGGCATGCACCAGTATCTCAACCCCACTGGTGTATAAGGAGACTGAATCATGGCTATTTCACGTGCCCAACTACTGAAAGAACTCCTTCCTGGACTGAACGCTCTGTTTGGTCTTGAGTATGCTCGTTATGGCGAAGAGCATAAGGAGATTTTTGAAACTGAAACTTCCGAGCGTTCGTTCGAAGAAGAGACCAAGCTGTCCGGTTTCTCCGCCGCTCCCGTCAAAAACGAAGGTTCTGCCATCGCTTATGACAACGCGCAGGAAGTCTTCACGGCTCGCTATAACCACGAAACCATCGCTCTTGGTTTCTCGCTGACCGAAGAGGCCATCGAGGACAACCTGTACGACTCCCTGTCGTCTCGTTATACCAAGGCTCTGGCCCGTGCTATGGCGTATACCAAGCAGACCAAGGCTGCTGCAATCCTGAACAACGGCTTCGATACCGATTATCCCGGTGGCGACGGTCAGCCCCTGTTCTCGACTGCTCATCCCCTGGTTTCTGGCGGTACCAACAGCAACGAGCCTTCCACCCCTGCCGACCTGAATGAGACTTCTCTTGAAGCCGCTGTTATTCAGATCGCTGGCTGGACGGATGAGCGTGGTCTGTTGATCGCTGCCAAGCCCCGTAAGCTGATTGTCCCTCCTGCCCTGATGTTCGTTGCAACTCGTCTGCTGGAAACCGAGCTGCGCGTCGCTACTGCCGACAACGACATCAACGCCATTAAGAACAACGGCTCGATCCCTGAGGGTTACACTGTTAACCACTTCCTGACGGATACCGATGCATGGTTCCTGACGACTGACGTTCCCAACGGTCTGAAGCACTTCGTTCGTACGCCTATGGCTACCTCGATGGACGGCGACTTCGACACCGGTAACGTCCGTTACAAGGCCCGTGAGCGTTATTCGTTCGGTTGGTCTGATCCTCTGGGGATGTTTGGCTCAGAAGGCGCTGCCTAATTAACCTTCTTGGTTAATGGAGGGGGCTTTTTAGCCCCCTTTTTCTTTTCTAGCCACTCATTGTGGTGATGTATGCGGTGGCAGTTTGCGCACAGCACAATACATCTAGTCTGCACTTCTTCGATTGCGCGTCTAAAAGATCCGCAAGCCAACAACCTGTTGACTTTTTGGTTGTCTGGTTTTTTGATTATGTGGTGAAAGTCGAGGGTTGCGGGGTGGTTTTGGCCGCATTGGGCGCAGGAAAGGGTTGCTTTGTATTCTGCCCAGGCTTGTTTGTAGAGCTTTTTACGCGCTTTGGTGCGTTCTTTATACGCCTCTTTGTTCTTTTGGTAGTGCTCTTTTCGGTACTTTTTATAGTATTCTTCGTTGCCTTCACGGGTTCTTTTCTTGCGCTCCCGTTCTTTTTCTGAGGTTTTGTATGTCGTTTTGCTATACGGCGGCTTAAAAAGTATTGACTTTTTCAAAGTTTTTTCTTCCAGTAACAAGCAGTTTCTGCGCCATAGGGCCAGCCTGGTTGATACATTAAATACCCAGCTTTAATAAGGTTATTGGCGCTTTGTGGGTTGTCGTTGGTATCAGAAATCATGTAGTTCCAGCCAAGCTTCCTTGCTAGTCGCTCTCTTATACGAATCATTCTTCTTTGCAGGCCTTTACCCCTGTGGCAACGCATTACTGCAGACCGCCACAAGTAACCACAGTCACTCCAGCGTATTGTGCGCCGCATCGCGCAAAAGCCTACCAGTTCTTTATCAAGCTTGACAACCCACCAATAACCCTCAGTCGGCTCCAGCACTTCGTCGTCAGGAAAGCATTTCTTGTGCATCCACATGATGGTTTTGCAC